TGGTTCGAGTCCAGTTGTTTCCATTGGAAGTGTGGCAGAGTCAGGCTTATTGCAGAATCCTGCTAAGATTCCGTGTCGGTTATCCCGGCACCGTTGGTTCAAATCCAACCACTTCCGCCTTGGAGGGACAATCCGATTGGCGACGGAACCTGTCTTGAAAACAGTTGAGTGTAAAAGCCTTGGGGGTTCGATTCCCCCTCCCTCCGTTGTTTAAAGGTATTATTGAAAATAGTTTGTAATCAATAATACATAATGGCCAATCCTTTTCGCGGCTCCGATGTAAGACTGGCCGTTCTTGAGGAAAAACTTGACGTCTACGAAGAACTCTCCAAAGAGATGCTTGCCAAACTCGAGACAGCTGTAGATAAGATTTCTGAAGCTAATCAGAACGTTGCAAAAATCCTAGTCCGCCATGAGGAGCGACTTGATCAAAGCATCCAGTCTGATAACGCCATAATGAAACTCCTTGAGGAGTTAAAAAAATCTCAAGAAAAAGAATGTGAGCAAACAAAAACAAAGTTTATTGCTCTCAATGTTCGGGTTGATGAATTGTCTAAATTTCGTTGGATTTTTGCTGGGGTACTATTGGTTGTAGGTATAATAACCGGCCAAGTAAATGTCCTAGAATCAATGTTCCCTTCGCCTCCGTCCATACATTCCGGCAAATGAGGGGGAAAAGAATCGGATTTATATATAAAAATGTCTGGAAAAGTGGTATAATACAGTGCATATCTGTTGAATTCCCAGGTTATTATGCCATATTTCTTGTTAAAGACTCCAATGGCTCAATTATCCCCGTGGATTCACGAGACGCTTCATACTTATAGATGGGGAATTGTAGGGGTTTTAGGTTTCCTCTTGGTGTTTGTCCCGATCTATGGTATAATGTACATTCACCAGGACTCTGGTAAATGAGTTTGGGACTGTCGCCTATTGGTTAAGGCCCACTGCTTATAACGGTGTGAACGGAGTTCAATTCTCCGCAGTCCTACTTGGGTAGCCCGCGCTGGAAAGATAAACCAGAAGTGCCACCTACCCACCCGCTCCTTTAGCAATCTGGTGAATGCAATCGACTCATAATCGATCTAAGGTGGGTTCGATCCCCTCAAGGAGCACCTTGCCCGGGTGGTGTAATGGTAGCCACGATTGACTTAGAATCAATTGCCAAAAGGCGTGGGGGTTCGAGTCCCCCCTCGGGCATCAACTAATTTTTTAGATTAAAGACTCTTATTGCAAAGGGTTTTATGCTCTCAACACAAACAAGACTACGGCTCGAGGCTATCGCGCAAAAAATCGCAAATCATGAAGAGGTATCTTTTGAAGAAATGCAATGGGCGCAAAAGTGGGCAGATAATAATCGCTCAGCTGCTTCGATTTTAAATAAAGCCCGTAGAGTGTCCATCAACGGAGTACCTGAAAAAGACTCCTTAGATGAGTTTATGAATGATCTTGATTTGGGAGATCCTGATCCCTCCAACCATCTCATCGGACCACAGGATCCAGATACTCTTGCTCGTTGGTTTAAAGCTCCACCATGGCTGAAAAACGACTGATCACCGAGGAAGAGTTTAAGAGATTATCAGAGATGGCTCAAGAACTTAAACTTCGCGAATTGTTTGAAGAACCATCGACCTACGAAGATGATCTAGAGGACAATGAATATGGGCCTTCTTTCAAAACAAGATTATGATCGGGTTATAGAAGCCCTCGAGTACTATCTGGAATCACATAAAGAGGTTCAAGATTTTGATACTTTAGGGTATAATAACCTAGTCAACTGGTTAAAGATTTGTGTCTCCAAGGGAGATTAGCTCAGCGGTAGAGTGCTTGCCTTACAAGCAAGATGTCACTGGTTCGAATCCAGTATCTCCCATGTCAGGAAACCCTGATATTACTTATGATTCTTAGAAGTATGATAGAAAAAGATAATACTGCCTCACAGGTGGAGGAAAATAAACCCGCCTCTTCTCAAAATACTCTTGAGGAGTATTGTAAGCGACATCCAGAGGCTCTGGAGTGCATTGAATACGACGTGTAAACGCCTCTTGACATGACCCTCGTCCTTGGGGTATGATCGCTCTAGGGATTTTTTTGCCATGAACATCTTCTTCCTTGATCATGATCCAAAGACTGCCGCGGAATATCACTGCGATAAGCATGTCAACAAGATGATTATTGAACACCTCCAGATGATGAGCGTTGCCCTCGCCCACCACGGATTTGATCCAGCTCGGAAGAAGGATGGAGAGTTTTACAAAGTTCGTGGGTTTAAAAACCACCCATGTACCCTATGGGTTAAGGAATCAATGCCTAACTTTGTCTGGACATGGAAACTTACCTGGCACCTTTGTGAGGAATTCAAGATACGTTATGGCAAAGAGCATTCTGGTAAAGACAGCCTCCGTTCTATTGATCTTGAGGGAGTATTAAGTGACTACCCTGAAGTAGGTTATACCCTACCCGCCCAGGCCATGCCTGAATTCTGCAAAGTTCCTAGCAACCCGGTTAAAGCCTACCGGAACTATTACAACTGGACTAAGTGGCGTTTTGCTACTTGGAAAACTGAAGAACCAGACTGGTGGGCGCCTAGTTGTCTCCTAGAAGCAAAAGATGAGTACTAAATATTGCCTTATTGGAGATCTGCATGGTCGAGTTGATACTCTAGACAAGATATTAGATAAATCGAGTGGGTATAAGTACGTCTTTATGGGAGATACTATCCACCATAAGCCATTCTTCCGCCGATCCAAACGCACTTCACCACTTCGAATGCTTCATAAAGTCAAGAAGTTAGTAAAGTCTGGAGACGCGTTATTTATACTCGGTAATAATGAGAATTACATTCTCAAAAACCTTCTCTTACCTGAAGAAAACATTCTTCAAAAAGAAGTTAAGTATACGCTAGGGTGCCTGAGGGACTTATCTCTCGATGAGAGACTGGATTATCTCCACTGGCTAACCACATCACCGCTTACTTTAGAATTTGAGTCGTATGGTAAGCTTTATCGCTGCGCCCATGCCTACTACAACCCCAACTATACACCAGAGACCCGTAACTCTGTTCTTACTGGCATAGGATATCCTTGGTTTAAGCTGGATAAGTTGGAAGACCATATCAAACCTGATGCGGAGTATTTTTTTGGCCATTATGGCTATCCTTACTTCCGCAAGAACCTCAAAATCATTGATGCAACTAACTTTGAAGGTGTGGGCGTTTACTACACCGATCGTGAAGAGTTTTTAATCTACTACTAACTAGCCTACGGGCTATGATAGAATATTCCTATCTGCCACCTCCTCTATGTCAAAGCTGAACTCTCTTGGGTACGTTGTTCTTTCAGATACAATGAACTCCAGGGTATTTGGAGATGAAGTTCCGTCATCTTCTCTTGATGAGAAGAAACTTTCCTCTATCAAGGAAGAGATGGAAAAGTTTGGGGTTGAGTTTCCTGTAAAAAACCCAGATAATTTCTTTATTGAGGACTTTTCTCTGCCCCAGCTGAAGGCTGGTAATATCAAAGATCATTTTGATAAGATCTCCAAGGAACTTGCGGATGATCAGATCAAGGTGATGAAAGATTTTGCCTATACTGATATTCCCGACGCACCAGATAAAACAAACTTCTTTTTATATGCCGGATGGGTTAAATATCCATTCGATGGTTCACCTGAGGTAGTGGATGGGATTGAGGAAGATATTGCTATCTATGACTGTGAGACATTTGTAAAGGGTAGTGAGTTTGGTCATCCCATCTTGGCCACTGCTGTTACTCCGAAAGCTTATTATATTTGGATGCATGAGGCGTTTGTAAATGCCAAGAAAGACTACCAACCAACTCTCGTGCCTATCGGTGGAAAAGATAAGATTCTCATTGCTCATAACGTAGCATTTGACCGAGCTCGTACTCAAGAGGCATATACTCTTGGCAAAACAAACTCATGGTTTGATACTATGTCTGCTCATATTAACGTGAGTGGGTTGGCTTCAGGCCAGAGGTGGTGGTATTTGCAAAAAGCTGCCAAGAAAGCCACCTATAAGGCCGATCCAGTGTGGGCTGATAAGGGTTCAATGAATAACCTTATTGATTGCTACAACTTCCATTGCCAACCTATGGTCCCTCTCGAAGCAGAGGATAAAAAGATTCGTAATATCTTCGTAGATGCCGCCTCTATGGAGGAATTTGTCCCCGAACGTGATGATCTCATTGCCTATGCACTTAACGACGTAAAGATCACTTTCGAGTTATACTCGATCTTATTTCTCAAGTACATCCAAAACAATCCTTCACTCACGACTCTGATTGGACATTTTGGTATCTCTTCTGCCCATCTTCCTGTGGTCAATGATTGGGAGAAATGGTTCGCAGATTGCGAAAAGCAATGGGAGGATTCGATTTCTCGCCAAGAAGAGATTCTCAGCAAGATAGCACAAGAAGTGTATCAGTCGTGGAATGAAGGAGAGCTAACTGACGATGATATCAAGGCAGATCCGTGGCTATCCCAGTTAGACTGGGAAGCAAACTTCAAACTCACCAAGGCTGGAAAACCCAGCTCGAAGTGGTATGGGGTGCCCAAATGGGTGAGGAGTGCTTCATCTAAGGATCTCGTGGATGGAAAACCCGTCATTCAAGGTATTTCCACCAAAAACCGGCTATCTCACATCCTTCTCCGTCTTAAGTGGAACGATCAACCCATCCACTTCTTTACTGATAAGGGCTGGTGCTTTATGGATGAGGAGTTGGGCGATTATATCCGCATCCCTCATCCAGATGGAGAAGGTGTAAATGTTGGTGGGTTGTTGACTAAGGACTATGCTGATGATTTTGAGTCAGGTCAACTTAGTTCCGATCTCCCAGAGGCAAAAGAGCTTATCAAGTTGGCAATTAACGTTGCTTATTGGACTTCGGTGAGAAGCAGGGTGAGAGAGCAACTCGTGGAGGTGATTAAGACCCCAGAGGGCGAGGAGTTTAAGATGATTGTTCCTGCTGCAGTGCCGCACAATACCTCTACCAACCGAGCAGGGGAAAACCTCTGGTTGACCGTTCCTGATCCTAAATATGACAAGATCGGCAGCGAAATCAAGACCCGTGTTCAAGCTCCTGAGGGATATGTGTTTGTCCAGTCCGATTTTGATGCCCAAGAGGCCGTAATTGCCTCTATCTTTGCGGACTCTCACCATAAAGTAGCAGGAAGTACTCAGTTCTCCCACTCCATCCTTGCTGGTTCTAAAGATGATGGAAGTGATATGCACTCTATGACCGCCAAGGCTATTGGTATTTCTCGAGCTATTGCGAAAGGATGTAATTATGGTATGTTGTATGGATGCGGTGCTAAGACTCTTGCAAATACCATCCGTAAGGGTAATAAAAACATCCCTATGAAGCAGGCTATTGACATGGGAAATAAACTTATTAAGATTAAGAAGGGTACTAAGGCATCCCGTACCTCTCAGACTCTTATCGGCGGATCGGATTCCTACGCCTATAATGAGATGGCTCGGATTGCTAATATGCCCTGCCCTATCAACCCCCTCAGTGGGACTAAGATGTCCACAGCCTTCCGCCCTACTTCAGTGGGGACCGATTTCTGGACCATGAGAAACAATTGGTGCATCCAATCCACCGGAAGTGCAATGCTCCATGCCTTTATGACTGCGATGGAGTGGTTGAATAAGGAATATGGCTTGGACGCAGAGTTTTGTATGAGTGTCCATGATAGCATCCTCTATCTCTGTCCAGAATCCCAGGCCGAAAAGGTCGCGGCCCTCTTCCAGGTGGCTCATGCCTGGTGTTGGGCTTGGATGCGGTATAATTATGGCATCTATGAGCTCCCGGTGGCAAACGCCTGGCTATCATCTATCGAGATTGATAACATCTTCCGCAAAGCAGCCACTGCCAACACTAAGACCGTCTCTCAACAAAAAACCGAACCCGATGGACAATCAAGAACAATCCAAGAACTCATCCCAACCATCAACTCCCTCTTCGAGTAGGATGGGGTGGGTGGAATATTACGTCACTCATGTTTTTCCGACCGGATGGCATTCAATTGTGTCTGCGTTCAGAATCTGGAAGGACCTAATGACTAATAACTTTGCCGACTATACCCTGCTCCAAGAAGACGATCCGTTTGAGGAATGCCGTGGATGGTTCTGGGCTAGTTTGGGCGAGGATGAAGTCTATCCTAAGGAATTCCTTGAGTACCTCCAAGATCTTTGTGATAGGGTCGATAGAGGCGAGGAAGAATTAATCTCTCTTGATGAAAAACAAATGAAGCGGATTATGGAACTTGTTGAAGATGTGGAGATTGATGAATGAAACTCATTGAATTTAAACATCAGTATGATTTTGGGCATGAGGTAATAATCTCTCTGTTCAAAGGGAGAAAGTATTCTGTACTCCAGTTATCTCTCGACTGGAATGACTATGGTGGTTGGCCCTATCTCCAGATAAGCTCTGGAATGGGTAGGGCATTTAGTTTCCTTCTTAGCATCGGAAGATTTGGCATTTCATTTGACATTGCAGGATATACCTGGCCTGATAGCTACATGATTCATAATGAAGATGAAGAAGATTGCAATCTGGGTTGATGAGAGTCTAATGACTTTTGAATTGGCATTTGACCTCTGGAGAGGAGTATTGATGTGTAGTAGTTGCACGCCAGGTTACCAACAACTTCTCTATAGAGAATTCTTTGAAGAACTAAATTATGGTTGGTATGCCATGAACATTTATCCATACGACGACCCATATAACATTAAAAGGGCCTCCCCAGAACGTAAATTGAGAATTAACTATGACCAAAGATGATAAAGAGGCCTTAAAAGAGTTCCTAAGAGGAGTGGTTGCGGTGATAGGGGTCTTGATTGCTTTTATTTTATTTATTGTTGTTATTGGGGCCCAAAGTGAACCGCCTAACTCAACCAATTCCCGAACAAAGGTGGTTGGTAAGTACGAAGATTGTGATATAGTACAATGGCAGTACGACCAACTCACCGAATACCATTATTTCTTACATTGCCCTACCAATGGATCTCCTAACGTCGATAAATAGGTGGATAATCGGATATTCTCCGATTAAGCATACAATTTTATGGAGTTGGTATAGACTCATCAACCATCGCGGCTGGAGACTTGATGACCGCCACCTCTACTACGATTTTTGGTATTCTCTCAATCATGGTTGGGAACATATGACCCATACGTATAAACTTAAAGAGTTCTGAGGGGACAGTGGCTGAACTGTCCACCCCACCAACTTTTCTGGGATCAGATGGTCTAAAATGAATCCATACTGACCTATCAATCCGTGCCTCAGATCCAAAAACCCATGCTTGCCGGGAGTTTTGATCCCGCAGTTGCTAAGTTTCCTTACATTGCCGCTCCTAAGATCGACGGTATCCGCTTCCTGATGGTAGGAGGGGTTGCAATGTCCCGCACCTTCAAACCCATCCGCAATACCCGCATTCAGACCCTCCTTTCTACTTATCTTCCCGACGGGGTTGATGGAGAACTGACATCTGGAGATACTTTTCAGTCCTCTACTTCTGCAATCATGAAGATTAAGGGCGAACCATCTTTCAAAGTCTGGATTTTTGATTACGTCGATCCTAATAAGGATGAGATCGATCCGTTCTATCTACGGATGATTAATATGCCAAGCATTTCTGCCCCATTCGATCTAGAGATCCTTAGTGGGACCAGAGTAGAGTCTTTTGAGGATCTTGCTCAGTATGAACAAGGCTGCTTGGATGCGGGATATGAGGGGGCGATGGTTCGCGATCCTGATGGCACTTATAAGTTTGGCCGGTCTACCGTCCGCGAAAATATCCTCCTCAAATTGAAGAGGTTTGTGGATGATGAGGCGGAGCTTATTGACATCGAGGAGAAGACCAGCAACCAAAACCCTCAAGAAAAAGACGCCTTTGGCTATGCCAAACGTAGTGCCTCTATAGAGGGACTCGTACCCATGGGCACTGCAGGGACACTCATTGTTCGTGATAAGCAAGGTCGGGAATTACGTATTGGTTCTGGCCTCAATGACGAACTCCGGCAAGATATCTGGGATAACAAGGCGAAATACCTTGGCTCCTGGGTGAAGTATAAGTACTTCCCTCAGGGCATTAAGGAACTCCCGCGCCACCCTGTTTTCTTGGGGTTTCGCGACCCGGACGATATGTAAACTGTCACAACGACCCTCCTAACCAAGGGGTTTTTGGTCTATAATAGTCTTATGAAAAAATCACGACGACTCATGTCCTCTTCATCTTCCTCTAGTGGGATCGGATTCCCCGGTCTCCTCACTGTACTCTTCATCGGCCTAAAACTCACCGGCCATATTACATGGAGTTGGTGGTGGGTGCTATCACCCCTGTGGATTAGCGCCTTAATCGCCCTAGGTTTCTTTGCCATTGTCTTCATCATTCTCCTTCTCCAGGGTTTTTTCAAATGACCTATGATGAACTCTACAATCATGTAGTAGGGTATGTTGCCATGCCACATACCACTCTTACAGCACATGATCACCATCGCGCCTGCCTCATTCTAGGAGCATTTATGGAGTTTATCATGGATTGCCAAGATGCCGGGATCGATTTGAATACGATTGATATAACCGATATTGTAAATTTAAAACTCAATGAGTTGGAGGGCAAATGACTGTCGCTGAAATGATGATGAAATTGATGAAATATCCACCAGATCTTGAAGTAAAGATTACAGATGGGTGGAGATATCACTTTTATGAGGGAGATTTTGACATCCAACTTTTTGAGGATGTGGACGGATCAACCTGTGTAGATATTGGTATCGGCGGACTTGAGGAGGAAGGGAAATGAGTGGTGGGCATTTTAATGATTGTGGTTACACTTACTACAAGGTAATACAATTTGCTGATGAGTTGGAAGAAGAGATTGCTGCTAACAATACAGTAAATGAATATGGTGACAAGTATAACTTTGATCCTGATGTGATTGATTACCTTGAGGCACAGCTACCTAAACTGCGTAAGATGGCAGAGATCATGAGGCATATTGATTACCTATATTCTGGGGATCATGGTAATGATAGTTTTCTTCTAAATGTAAAGGAAGTTGAGGCAAAGTATGACTGCTGACAAAACTAAACTACTCAAAATGATTGAGAATGCTCTCCAAACAGCACCACCTAATGAGGAAGCAGAAGCACAAGCAGTAATTGATGCTACTGCTGATTGGTTTGAAGAAGTGCTACAATCTATGGGTATCACACCATCCTGCATCCCAACTTTGCTACGATGGCAAGCACACCAACACGAGTATCTGAACGATGACTAAGCAAATCTCGCTCAAAGCGATCACCATCACCTATACCAAAACCTGCTCATTTGTCCCTGAAAGCTGGATGTTTGAGGACTGGGACATAGAACCCACTCAAGAGGGGTTTGAGAGCCATGCCCTTGATCATTTCTTTGACATCCTCCTAGACGATGTGGGGCGGGATGGGTCTGCCATGGACTATACCGATGTCAAGCAGTTTGAAGAAGTCGCGGTACAATGGGGAGATGAATGAAGACATGCCCTGGGTCATTGGGTTGACCCAACAAGAGGTTGACGAACTCCGCGTTAAAAAACGTGAACTTTCCGCTTATGCCAAAGAAAAACTCTCTAAAATGAAAGAGACCTTCCAAATGCCCAACGGAGACTACATTAAACCCCATCCCAATGTCACCAGAGTCGAGGTCATTACCAACAATGGCCGAGAGTTTGTCCGGTATGATTGCTCAGATGTCCAGGTCAGTCTACAAGACGACGGGCGGACATTCAAGGTGTTTCTAGGTCCAAGTGCAAAGGTGACTGATAGGAAAAAAGAACTCCACTTTGTCATATCAGAGTGGTGGGATACAGTATTTCAGAGACCAAAACGACTAGATAAAGAGGAGGAAGTCTCTAAATTGGTTGAGCAAATTATCGAACTTGAGGAGCCTGAGGAGTTATGACTGACCTCTCTAAATTTTCTTACAAAGAACTCCAACAACTTGAAAAGCAGATTGAGCAACGCAAAGAGGCGCTGCGTAAGTCAAAAGAGTGCGTTGAAGGTTATAAAATCACCTTCTGTGTGAAGTTCAATCCTGCTATGCACACATATACTTCTTTGAGAAGTTCAGAAGATTTTGGTCATTATCTGGCAAATGATGTAGCAAATCTAATCATCAACGATTTTGGTCGTACTCAATTAGATGTGAGTGGCTTTGAAGTTGAAGAGATGACTGATGAGGACAAGGAAGAATGGAAGGACTTCTGGGAGAATGATGATGACTGTTGAAAAAGTAAAGTTTGTTAGTGTAACACGCACTATTTGTCCCAGAACACAAATCCACTATCTTGATGCTGTTTCAGAGGATGGGATGCACTGGTTTGCTGAAATGACACCACATCAAGAAAAGTGGTTAACCTACCAAAAAGTATGGACCAGAGACCCTCAGCATCCTTACGATATTTGATGGAGAAAACAAATGAGAGAACTTGGTGATGATGTAATTGTTATTTTATGTGTTTTTGGTGGATTTTCTATACTTCTTGTTGCAGTATTTGGGATTGATTATTTGAATTCTCAAAATCAAAGACACTTATTCCAAGAAACTTACGACAAATCTATGGAGTGTCGTATTGCTTACAAAGACAGAGATACTCGTTACATTGATAATGTCTGTGGTACTATCCCTCAAATTGGAGATTTTGTAGGAAAATGAAGTTATCAGCAGTTGATTGTTATGTTATTTTAGATGCTCTATCACATTCTTTGAATGTTCTTAACTACGGGAACACTACCAAGGAATCTAGAGAGAGGGTCTTGAGAAAAATTGAGAGTATTATGTATAATATGAATGTGGAGATTATCACAGACACTCCAGAATACACAATTGATGCTGACGCAGGTATTTGACATGATTGAAATGAGAATTATTGATAATGGACCGATGTGCCGTCCAGATTTTCAGTATCGGTATAAACTACCAGAGGATGAACAGTGGATGGGTGCCGACTGGAAGTTGGTTGAATGGAGTGGTTGGGAAACTGCCGAATGGGTAAAAGCAGAGGAGATTGAAAATGATTGAACCAGATTACAAAATCCAACAAGCATTTATAGAGTTTGATGATGTTTATGGAGGTAGCACTTCTTACTCTTTGGACTATTTCCCTGTGATTTATGATGATGTGTTAGAATTATATGAAAAATTTGAAAACTATGATTGAACCAACAGACAAACAACTACTTGAAGAATACAACAAAGAACTTCATAAACAATACGCAAAACAAGGTGAAATGACTGTTGCCCGACTAATTGAAAGTCATAGACATCTACGAAATCTAAACATAGAACGGAATGGAGTATTTGATGAGGCACGGAAAGAAGGATATAAAGCTGGTTATGAATGGGGAATAAAAACCGTAGAAGCAAACGCAATTCAATATGAAGACCTCCGTAAAATGACTATTCAAGAACTCGCAAACTTTATTGGAACTGATGATGACTAACTATCTAAAAACTATTATAGACCAAGAATTCACACCATCAGAACAAGAAGCAATCTTGGTTCAAATGGCAGATGCTGTTGGAAATGGTTGGAAGTATGAAATCTACCGTGAACCACGAAATGGTAGAAATGTTCTTATGGCGAGGGTTTATACTAAATGATTAACGAACCATCAGACACAGAAATCCTTGAGTTTCTACTCAATCAGTTCAAACCACATTCTCTTAAAATGAATGGTGAGAATGATTGGGTGTTTATCAATATTGGATTTCCTATGAGTAGAGCAAAAGGTAAAAGTGCTCGTGATGCTGTGATTAATGCTATGAGGGCAACGAAATGACTGACCGAGCAAAAAGAATTATGGACGCATACGAAGCAGAGGACACTTACAACTTTCCAAAGGATGGAGTTGTTGCTGCTATTCGTGAATTGAATAAACAGTTTGACGACTGGTGTGTGTTTTTTGAATTGGTGAGCATTATTGAGGAATTGGAGAAACTGTAATGATTGAAAACAGAAAAAATTATCGTTTAGATGTAGATAAAATCAAAACACTACAAGATGTAAAGAATGTTTTTGATAGTATCCGTTTTATTGGATATTATGATGCAGATGACCCAGAGGACGAGAACTATTATTTGAGTGAGTATTTTACAATTCCACAAGAACCACAAGAACTAACAATCCCAGCACCACGAAAGAGTATTGAAGAACTCCAACAAGATTTTGATGGGAAGATGGATGAACTTTTGGTAAAAACCAAGAGAAAGTTTGCTGTATCCAAACAAACCGCAGAGTATCATTACAACGCAAAGTTTGCTGGGATTATTCAGGACTTTGAGTATGCGAAGAAGCACGGGGAATTCAGACCCAAACTAACACTTACTTATGGAACTGGATTGAGTGCTGGTTCTTATGAAACCTCTTTTGTAATCAAACAAGGAAACAAACACGAAGGTTATTATACCTTTGGTAATGGACGATATATCAAGTATTATATGCCGACTAAACCAAATGTGATTGCTCGGTTCTTTATGAAAACTTGTCTTGCTCTTCGGTGGGTTGATGAAAAATGAAATATCCAAATAAAGAAACCATCGTTATCAGGACTGTCTATGAGGACACTTATGAGACACTATTAGATTATGTGTTGGATACTCCCAGTTATGAAGTAGTTGGAAAGGTTCATACGATTTGGGTGAAAGGTAAAGACCCCCAATAAAAAATGACCAATGAAAGAACTTGAAATGGGTTCTAAATGGAAACATAAGACCTCAAATGATGTTTATGTTGTGAAAGAACAGTATTCTCATAGAGTAGTGTTGGAACACGAACTTACTGGTGAAACTATAAAACTAACCATAGGACATTTCAATCCTCAAGGTTTTGATGAGTATAGAGCATTATGAAACTAACTAAAAAAATTAAACGCAGGATTTTTTACGAAGTCATCTGGTGGGGTGCTGAAAGTAGACATACAAAATGCTTTTATAGTGTGAAGAAAATGAGGAAGTTTGTGAATAATCTTCATTCTTGGTATGATGATGATTATATCCTGATTGAGAAAACTTGGTCTTATAGAGATTTCACACCAAAGCATAAGTGGTATTATGTTTCCTTTAAATCAAATCAGTTTATTTGTGTAGAGAAGTATTGAAGTATTATGAAACCTAAAGAATTTTTAATTTTATTTAAAGCACTTTTACCTGCTATTATTTCACTCCTACTTGTAGTTGGAACGGCAATTTATTTCCAGCATCAAACCAATGTATCTAGACAGGAATGTGTTGATAATGGTGGAGTGATTCTTAAGGGATATCAAGACACTTGTATTCAAAACGGAACATTATGAAACTCACACGAATGATTTTTGATTACTGGAAGATTTGGATGAGAGTTCCAGTAGAAACTAACATCTGGGCTCATGCTGCTGATGAAGGTGATGGTCTCACATGGTATGATGGATACTGGGCAACCTTTTGGTACATGCTGAACTTGTCCTGGTTTGAAATGAATGATAAGATGACCTCAGCAACTGGTGACACCAGAGCATACTACCCACCTATGGATTTTTGTGATGACTGACACATTCAAACGCTGGACAATCTGGACTTCTATTTCATTATTTGAGTTTTGTGTGTGGTCTTGGAGGAACCATATGTGGAACCACCTTGATAAATTTCCAAATGAAGAACGAATGAGAGATTTGTTCTGGCATTATATCAACTACGGCAATACTACAACTTATTATGACTTCTAATCCTCTTATTGATAAGTACAACGAACTGTACGGCAAAAAAGAAGAACCAAAACCAGATTATTATAAAGGCGAAAAGTCATGTGCAGAAGAACTGAAAGAACTTCGGGATACTTCTACCATTCCAGTTTCAAGCCTCAAAACTTATGATACTTTTTCTACGGGTAAAATATTTTTAGATATTGCTAATAAAATCCAGAATGGTGATGCAAAGGTAGTTAGTGTGAGTGCGAATATGGAACATTTCATAAAATCTTACACCTTTGAGGTTTCCGTGTACACTTGAAGAACTGGCACACTCCTCCTTGTGGTGGGGTGTGTTTGGTCGTATAATGACTTCATAAGCAACCAACTTATGACTGACACCGAAAAATTCCAACATCTAATCAAAGTTCTCAAAAACTACGCAGAACAACCAACTTGTTATAATCTAAATCCAGATTATACATATCCAGACCATAACTGGGATATTTTTGATGATGGTTCTGATTATGGTGAGATTACCTTTGCCCGCACACTTTTAGAATGTATTGAAGTGGATTATCACTACCCTTGGAATGATGGAGGAAAATGACTGAACAAAAACAACAACCACCTGAAATCATTGAAATTGGTGGAGTAAAGTACCAACGAGTAGTAGAACCCGAAAAAATGCCAATCCCTGCGATGGAACTACTCAAAGATGGTAGTGTGTTCTGTGTTGATTACAACAACGTAACCTACTACCGCCAAGAGTATCGTCATAGTAATGGTTGGATTAAATGGTGGCGCGAAAACGACGAAGGTGGCATTCTAACTCGTGTAGATGATGCTGAGACATTCCGACTGCTTGAGAAATTATTCTCTGCTGACATCGCTGCTAATCCAGATGGATCACTCAAGTTTATGTTTGGTCCTACTCTGTATGATGTAATTGCTGATTGGTGGGATGAAATCTTTGTGAATGGTAATCCTTCAGGACAAAATGTTGAGAGTTTGGTAGAACAAATCAAAGAATGGCTACCAAAACCACAATCTGCTGCTGGTTCTCAATCTCTTGGTGTTGAGGACATGGTAACAGGATGGAATGATTGTCTAGAACGTATTAAGAGTAAACTATCATGACTGATCGTAACATTAGAAAAGAACTTTGCCACTACAGCTATGTGGATATGGAATACGGGAACGATCATGAAAGTATTGACTATGATTGCCTGATTACTATCATCCAAGAGTTGGTAGATCGAGTCGAAGACCTTGAGGCTAAACTAAAATGACAATACAAGTGTTTGAAAACCCTAACAAATCCCTTACCATCTCATGGGATGAGACGGATCCAGTTGAAAGTCAACTAAATACCTGGACAGAGGAGGACTTTGTCCGAGCGATCATAGAGGAGGCCGAGAAGTATGCGGAGCGGGACCAAGGTTAGGTTTATTGGATGCTCTAAGGAGCAGATGGCCTGGGGGTCTTGCGATGATCCCAACTCAGTTCTTTTCATAGGAGACACTTACTATGTTGAAAGGGTGGATGTACATACTTGGCATACTAAGGTAGAATTGAGAGGAGTAGTTGGTAAGTTCAACTCTGTATGTTTTGAGGAGGTAAAGTAAATTGGGACTTTTTGACTACGTTCGGTCCTCCTATTACCTGGGGGAAGAGTTTGTTGACACTGAGCTCCAGACAAAAGACATGGAAAGAGGGATCGGAGGGACCATGAGTCAGTACTGGATCGATCCTGCGGGCCAGCTCTGGATGGTCGATTACCGAGATGCTTTTGATTTTGGCGAGGATCCAGACTGGGAGGATGATGGCAGGCCTATTACCGCCATATTTAAATACAAGTTCCTCCCAAATGGTAAACATGGGAGGTTGGTGCCCCAGAGTATCACAGACTACGTCTGTGTATATCCTGCTCAATGGGAGGGGAAGTGGGAAGACTGGCCCACCTGCCGAGTCCACTTCGTCAATGGAGTAGTACAGAGTTATGAAAATATTACCAAATCAGAACAATATCCGTCCTATACTTAGCCTATCATTAAAAACTTTATTGATACTCTCTTTGATCTTATGCTTTATGATCTGGGGACTTGAAAATGCGTATCCAAAATGACTAATTTTGAAGATATAAACGATTACTTCATGGCGGAGCATGGCTTCGCCCTCTACCTCATCGAGGAACCCTACCTCATGATGAGAAAGAAAAAAGTGGCAAGATGGGTCGGCTCACAAGACCCAAATATTACACTTCTGAAACGAAACGGGAAACCAACGACCAAGTATCCCCGCTCTCATGGTAGAGTAGAGAACGGGGGACATAGACCTATTTCCCTTGGCACGCTGATCTCAAATCTCAAGGACAAACGTCCACTCTACTCGAGGGTCTGAGAATCAGTTTAAAGTTAAATTCGACCGTTTGTTAGGATTTCCTTGCCTAACGGGCTGTCGTCATGGCGCCTCTAATTTATCTATAAACAATTGCAGATTGCAAAGATGACCCTGGAGCGTTGTGTCCTTTACTTTGGAGATTATGAAAAAAACTTTAGTTACCCTGGCCATTGCCACCCTTTCTCTCCTTCCTTTTTCTGCAAAAGCTGGGCAACAATGCGGAGAGGCAAGTTACTACGGATATCGAGATGGTTATGCTTGGAAAACCACAGCAAACGGAGAAGTTATGAATCCAAGTCTTATGACTACCGCTCATAGAAGTCTTCCTTTTGGTACTCGATTACTTGTTACTAACCAACGCAATGGAAAGTCTATTATCGTAAAAGTTAATGATCGCGGGCCATTTATTGCAGGTAGAGTATTAGATCTTTCTTATGGAGCTTTTGGAAAAATTTCAGCAGTAAGTCGTGGGGTAACTAAAATATGTTATTCTGTAGTGTAATTACTAATATATAAGTTTAAGAGAGTATATCTACTCTCTTTTTTTATGGATAATTTTGTTGTATATGCCTACTCTAGACCCAATAATACCTTTTACTATATTGGCAAAGGTCGTCCAAATAGACCATTTAAGAAAAGAAAAAGTGGAGTAAAACCCCCAAGAGATACCCAAAGAATACATATTCTTCACAAAAATTTAAATGAAGATACTGCGTTTTATTATGAAAGAAACTTAATTCTTTTTTACGGAAGGAAAGATTTGGGAACTGGACTATTACAGAATAGAACTGATGGTGGTGAAGGAGTCAGTGGATGGATTCCCGATGATAACTGGAGAAAAAATAAAAGTAAATCCATGAGAGGTGAAAATAATCCTTTTTATGGATTAAAGCATACAGAGGAATCTAAAAAAATTATCGCGGATAACACAAGAGAAAGACTCTCTGATAAGAGACAAAACTATTTTTATGGCAAAAGATTTACCGGAAAATTAAATCCGATGTTCGGAAAAAATAGACCTGATCTTGCTGAAAGAAATAAGAACAATGATCCGATAAAGGGAACTAAGTGGTATAATAATGGATCTATAAATAAAAGATTTAAACCAACTGAAGTATTAGAAGGGTTTAAATTGGGAAGACTTAAAGTTCATTAAGTACAGAATTGAGTAAATAAGAGATTACATTACAATCTGTAAGAATATCCTCTACTACATTAACCACGCCATACATTTTGGAATCTTCTGCCTCTTCACGGAGTCTCTCTAACCCTCCTTGAAAGTCTTTATTCAACCCGAGAAGATTTTCACAAAGTTCTTGAGAGGTAGCCCAGTCGATTTCTGGCACTGAGTTAAAAATTTTTGCTTTAATCTCAATCCCTAGTCCTCTTGCTTGTTCGGCAAGACCATCTACCTTTTCATCAACCATCCCGTAAATCCTTTCAAAAAGAAGGTGGAATTGGTAAAAATCAGATCCCTCAATATTCCAATGAGCAAGGCGGGAGGCGCCAAGGAGATTATTCTGTAGCTCTAAAGCTTGTAAAAAAATTTCTTCCATGAGTTAGTTATTGTACTCTTTCTCCTTTCCCAAGGAGATTTCTTGTAAAGCTGAGGTTAGTGGATTTGAATTTGGGACTGTTCCAGCCTCATTTCTCCAGAGTCCTGAGTCTATTTTTAACTTAAACCAATCTGGGTAAGGATCGACATTATTTTTATAACATTTCCAAACTTTTTGAAGAGTACCTGAAGTTACTTTAGATTCATCAACAACTCTCTCGCCATTAGAGTCCATAGAGTAGGCATATCTTGGAATAAACCTATAAGTTGCAGAACCATCAAGTCCAGCGCCACAGTTCAACTCAAGAATATCAGATATCTCTCTAGGGCATCTAGAGTCTTCGACAATATACTCCTCGGTGTATTCAGTATTAACTACCCTTCTCCATACAGCGAGGCCTGTGAGTCTTTGTTCAGGGGATAGAAGGCATTTTCTTTTTGGCAAGAAATCCTCAATCGAGATGGGATCGAATGCAGCGCATGGCTGGGAGTAAAATCTTCCATCTGCCACAAGTACTTCGATGGCATAGGTCTGCTCGTAAATAAATTGAGATGCCTCGGTTACTTGGACAAATCTCTCATTCTCAAGTTCAAATCCTGTCTGGAATTCAAGACCAGGAACCTCCGGCACCCATCCAGTCACCGCATCAGCAATAAGATCGAGGATAGGGAGTGAGAAACTATGCCCTTCTCGTTGTGTTTGTTTTTGGATGAGAGTGATTGTATAACTCAGTTTTCTGTTTCTAACAGTAGGAATATAGGCTCCTTTATGTGGATTATTAGTCGAGCTGGAAGAAAAACTAACAATAATCATTGCCTGTTCGGCAACCCTTCCACTATCATCTAATTCCTCTGCAAGACGGATTACAACAGCACTCTGCCCCAATGTGCCGTGGACTCTCTTATGGAGTTGATTTTCAATCTCCAAAAGCATAGGTCAGAACTCCCCACCACTAATAAAATCTTGAAGCTCCCAGAAACCGGTAGTATAGTTGTAGAGTAATGCATCTCCAGGTTTTACATTACGAGTAAAACGTACGTTGGATAAATCTTGGATTTTACGATTAGCCTCTAACTCAATGACATACTGTCTCAGAGACGCAGCATCTTGCTTATATTCCGAACCATCTGGGAAGACACCAATCCTCCCACCTAGGGCACCATATCCGGTACCATAGTAACATCCACCACTAGACCCATCTGCCACGAGGTAAAATCCTGCTCCGTCAGCAGCGGCAGGGTTGAAGGGGTCATAACCATAAGTTTGATTTGCCATTAGAATGTATCTCCTATCTGTAATCCGTCATAATTGTCAAGGTTACCATCGGCAGATTCCGTGGTATTTGTTGCATTAATTGTATCACCATCTTGCGGATCAACTGTATCTGAAGTATTTGTAAATGCAGATAGATCCCTGGTAGACTCGAGGGCATCAACCAACTGGTTGATTTCAAGTGTCGACTCTGGCATAGTAGACTCGATTCCAAGAGTACTTCCATCCAAAGCAGTTGAATGGATCCTTGGGGAGGACATTGCTTCTTTGCGTGGGAATTGGAAGAAACGGTTATTTCCACCTTCATTCTGTACCCAACGATTGGTAGAGTTTTCGGTAAAACTTCTGCCTCTGCGGTAGGAACTTTTTGTCATCGAGCAAGCGCTATTCCAATAGCGATATGCTTCTTGCCATTTAAGTCCGGTGGATGGGGACGCTTTAGCAGCCCATAATTCAAGTTGTTGAAGAGCTTTCTCAGCGGCATCAATAACCTGCTGACGTGGACGGAGAGTATCAAGGTACCAACGAGCAAGGATAGCTTGGGTGCGACGATAGGACCCAGCAATAAGAATCTTGCCTTGTGGCGGAGCCGTAAGGATATAATTATTTATCAGAGTTGCGGCATCGTTAAGAGCTATTTGAATCTTATCGTAGTTGATATCATTCCTAGTCGGATCGTCTATTGATCCTAATTCCAAAGCTTCTTGATAACCAAATATTTCAATAAAGTAATCTACAGACGCGGGATTACAATTGTCAGATAACCCAAATTTATCTGGATATGGTTGTGACATACCTTTAATCATCTATTTTAACTTTAAACATTATGGTTTAAATATAGTTAAACTAACTAATATAGATTACACCCATGAAACCTAGGATATACATTTATAAAATAACCTTTGAGGAAGTTCCTTTTTATTATTTTGGGAGTAAAAAAGAAAAAATATTTAATGAAGAGTATTTTGGATCTCCTAAAACAAATAAATGGTATTGGGATGTGTACACGCCAAAAAAACAAATTTTAGAGATATTTGATTATACGGAAGAAGGTTATAAACAATGTAGAGATGTGGAATATAGACTTATTAAACATTTTATAAATGATCCTCTATGCTTAAATGCCGGATATTTTGGATATTATAAACCGATACCTTTTACGAAAGAAAGAAAAGAAAAAATATCTCTTGCTCTAAGAGGTAAATCACTGTCTGAGGAAACAAAAGCAAAACTTAGTGAAATTAGGAAAGGTTCAAAAAATGGAATGTTTGGAAAAAAACATACAGAAAAGACTAGAAAGAAAATAGCTGATAAAGCCTTTGGAAGGAAGCATTCAGAGGAGACAAAGAAAAAAATTTCCTGCGCTTTTAAAGGTGAAAATCATCCGCTATATAGAGTTGGACATTCTAAAGAGGCAAAAAGGAAAATGTCAGAATCAACTAAAGGAATGTATACTGGAAGAAAAAATCCAAATTGCAAGTTAAGAACTTGGAAACATGACTTATACGGAATTCAAAAAAATTTAGCAATATTCGAATTAGTTGAAAAATTTAATTTTTTATCACTCAATAAAAGTAAGTTATCGGAAGTTGCTAGTGGTAAGAAAAAAGAATATAAGGGTTGGTCTATGATATCATAATAGTATGAGTTCTCTTTACCAAGCCTACTTAAAAGCACTAGATTTGGCCATTAATAGAGACCTCAGGGTAGATACTTTTGTAATCAAGAAGACAGTTAATTATATCCAAAATGCACTAGATTCTATGGCAGAGGTTGATCAACAAACGTTGAAGGATCTACATCAGAAGATCATTGATTACTTGGACTCTGAGGAACTGGTTGAGATTCGTATGGATATGATGTTTGGTGAGACCGAGTACCTAAAGAAAAATATTTTTGATATAAATATCCAGAAAATATCTTCTCTAAAAAAGAGAATAGAAGAACTTATCACATAAAAAAGAGGCCCGGTTAGGGGCCTCAGAAGTAATATGTGAGTTAGGCTTAGGCAACAGGATTGTTGAAGATGAAACCAGAACCACACTTGCCATTTTCACCCATGCCGACGAGCTCGAAGCTACGCTCAACGAGGATGTCGCCGGTGAATACTCTGCGCTCAATATTAAAACGCTCAGGAGTGGCGATAGGATAACCACTGAGAGTATAGGTATAGGCGAAAGCAGGGTTGCCATAGTTGGCGTCAAGAGCGGGCATGAAACCATCAGTTGCTCCCGAAGGATGGTAGAAGAGAACAGCAACGTTGTTGTAGATGTTCTCAAGAGCACCAGTGGACTGGTTGAGCTTGAGTCTACGGGCAACACGGATCTCATCAAGACCGAAGATTTGAGCTAGGGTCTTCTCATCCACGAGCACACCGCGCTGCATGAAGTCACGGATGCGCTTGTTACGCTTGAGGGCATTGAAGGCGTCAGGTGAGATCACCATCTTGTTAGGATAGACACCGATCTGCGAGCGAACTTGCTCTTTGGCGTCGTCCATGAGGACCTCAACGTCAGCAGTTGGGCTGTTGAACTGATCAGCACCACCATTATAGGTGGAGAGATCGAGAACGTTACCGGTCTCGTACTGAGCGGAGTCGGTTACGATATCAGCAACCTGAACTTCCCAAGACTGCATGAGGCGATTAGCAGCGTCCTTAGCAGCAAACTGACGGAGGTCAATTTGAGCAGCGCCGTTCTTGGCTTCAGCAGCGACTTCCTCGGCGATTTCCCAGCTGATCGCTTCCTGGCGGAGAGCGAACGAACGGGTTCCGAATTCGTTCTGGATCTTCTGGATGTTAGTTCCAGGAGCGCGGAGGAACGACTGAGCCGCAAAAGCCTCCTTACCAAAAACGAGTGTACGTCCAGCTCTGGTATTCATAGATACCGAAGGAGCGAAGAATGTGGCTACGCCTTCAGAGTTCTTATAGCCCTGGGCGAGTTGCGTAAGAATAGGGTCAATTACCGATCTGTTAATTCAGAGCTCTTTATCTCTGATCTCCGATTTCTCGGAGTGTCGGACTATATCATCATAAGAAATTATTTTCTTATGTCGGGCACTCGTGGGAGAAATTATTGTTGGGACTCATTCTCCTAGTCTCTGAACCTTCCAAGGAAACTAAGCCCTTCCTTGGCTTGGCTGCTGATTATCTTTTGGGGATTATGCCCTTCTGAAGACTTCCAGCAATTCACCCGATTTTTCCTCTTGATAGATCGTATTAGGAGCGATGTTATCAAAGTTTTTTGCTTTGCCCAAAATCTCTATTGATGATTTATTTAAAACTTTATAGTTTTTACCTGCTGTCGCCCAGTTTTTAAATGTATTTGGATTTATATTAAAAAACTGAGCCGGTGTTGTTGTTCCAATGAAGATATAAATTTTATTTTCATGGAACATTTTATAGAGATTTGATTTTGCTCTTAATCCGCCTATCGAACCGGCTTTCTTTGAGGAGATTTTGTGCGCGTCTGTTTTGTTATAATGTTTAAAACTTGAGTTTTTTACAAAACTTCTCGCGTATGATCCCCACTCACCACCGGCTCTAGAACCATTTAATCCATTCTTCCAAGAATCATAAAAATCAATATATTGAGTTTCTTTCTTTCCCATTTCTTTAGGATTATTTATTTCCTCTAGGATAGAAAATTCAAATAAATCGATTCCGTATTTTTTAAATGCTTCTTGGAGTTTTTTAGCAGATCTAAATCCGGTTTTATGCTGTTCCCATCTTTTATGGATATTAACAGACTTACCCACATAAACTAAATTTTTAATAGATTTATGTTTGATAAGGTATATACCGGATTTAATCATGTTTCTTATTTTATCATGGATTTGATTCTAAAGAGGCCGCGTATTATTCACGGACCTGATCTAAATTCATCATGATAGTTTGTTCTCCTTAATAATGATATCTATCAAGCACCAGCTTCGTTACCGAGCTTAACGCGGATGTATTGACCAGCGCCGGCAGATGTGATAGCATCTAGGGCACGACCAAGAACCACGCCTGTTCCGCCATCGTTAGCCTGGCCAGAGGCGTTGGCAACAACAGCATCATCAACAGCGAAGGTAGCGGTTGGATCTACCTCAACGATAGCAATACCGGAGGTAACAATCGAAAGAAGACCTTGGTATGGGAATACACTGGTCTTGAATGGGGTTGTGGAAGGATTGAGTTGACCTTCGTAAACGAGAGTCGAACCATCATCAACCTGGTAGCCCTTAGCGGTGAGTTCACCTTGGCCAGGGGCTGCATAAACACTAACACCAGCGGCGTAAGCGCCACCAGCGGGATAAGCACCAGCGCGAGTTACGAATCTGTGGGCTTCTACAGCGGCTGTAGTCTGCACAGTTTCAACGTACTGGTGGTCAAAAGACATGTAACGTGGGTCAGTTGCCATTTTTAGTTTACTCCTTATGAGTTATCTGAGATAATTGCCTTCAGGGCGATAGTGTAATCCACTCCCTTGCTCTCAGCATATTCCAATGCCTGAGCATGGAGGTCTGCTGTAGAAGGGTCGTAGATGTACCCATCGGCTGATGGCGTGATTGACTTCTTAGCTGCTGGAGCTGAAGCCTGGGTTGCGTATTCTTCAAAACTAACCATTGAGGGTAGATTCTCAAGGACATTCTTGAAGAAATCAAATTGGGAAGTTTTACCTGACTCGGAGAAGTTCACGGAGTTCTTATTATTAAGAGTCTCCATAAACCGTACGAGATCGGTCTTAGGAACGATTTGCTGAGTAAGCTTACCGCCCTCATAGAGAGTTTCACAGAATTCAGAGATTTCTTTCTCTCTCATCAACTTCTTCTGTCTGGCTAGTTCTTCCTCCAATTCGGCTACCCGAGCTTGTAAATCGCTCTGAACTCCCATAGCGCGTTCGCTATGATCCAGAGTTCCTGTAGCCTCTTCAGTGGTCTCTTCGGCCATATCGCTCATTTTCTTTTTCTCTTCATCCTCATCCTCATCCTCTTCGTAGTCTTTGCATCCCTCACCATTATCAGAAACTTCGGTTTCTTCCTCGGCTTCCTCTTCGGCGTAGGTTTGCTCTCCCTTGGGTTCTTCAGCGCCCTTTACTTCCTCGGAGGTGGGATGTTCAGCTTCAGAGGGCTTTTCTCCTTCTTTCACTGTTTCGCCCATATCTTCGGTTTTCTCTTCCTCTTCCTCATCTCCCTCTTCTTTCTCACCTTTCTTAGCTTCGATGGCTTTTTTAAGTCCTTCGGGCATTTCGCCATAGGACATACCATCCTCACCTTCCATCATGGAAGCTGCATCGGTTTTTAGAGCTAGAGCCTTGATTAACTCATCAATTTCATATTCCGAGGCGAGTTGAGCGATCTTTTGATCATCGTCCTCCATGTCTCCAGACACATCATCTGTTTCCATTTCAGGACCCTCATCTCCACCTTCTTCAGAAGGCTCGGCAGGAGGCATATCTTCGCCTTCACCACCATCTTCACCGCCCATATCGTCTGAATCGGTGTCATCAGTAAGCATATCATCACCACCCATGTCATCACCACCGTCTTCGGTAGGATCAGCAGGAGGCATATCTCCGCCATCACCACCATCTGCGGTGGGATCGGCGTCATCTGCCATGCTCATTGTGGGATCGGAAGGAGGCATATCTGCATCCATGCCATAATCCATTTCATAATCGGCAGGAGCACCGGTTTCTGAAACTTTATTTCCGCTATCGTCATATACATTGGCGCCGGACTTGCCACCACCAATGTTGATATTAACAGTCATTCCCCCTTCGGAGTGTTCGATCACCGAAGCAGGAGTTTCTGTTTTGGTTTTTTTCCTAGCCATAGTTTGATTTTTTCCTAAGTGTTCTTT